TCTTAACTGCACTCACCTGACCGTTAAGAAATTTTGGTCTCTGACCTTTCATGAGAAGACCACCTTTAGGGAACTTTATTTGTGGAGTGGGAGTGGTGTTCTTGAAATTGTTGGCTACTATAGTGTTCTTGAAGTTATTCGTCTTCACTGTTGTGTTATTGAAATTGTTGGCTACTATAGTGTTCTTGAAGTTATTCGTCTTCACTGTTGTGTTATTGAAATTGTTGGCTACTATAGTGTTCTTGAAGTTATTCGTCTTCACTGCTGTGTTATTGAAATTATTCCCCACTGCTGTGTTATTGAAATTATTCCCCACTGCTGTGTTATTGAACACTGCTGTGTTATTAAATTGTTCCTTCTTGACTGGGGGTGAATACTTTTTCCCAATCTTCACGGGTTCATGAACTTTCATGTATCTGAGACGCTTACCGATAGAATCAATCATTTGACTCTTCGTCATCTGCTCCATCTGTTTGATCCCAACTTTACGGGCAACCCGTTTAATTTCATCACGTTTCGACGAGGAATTGAATAGAATGTCGTAATCGACGGGTTTCAATGGGGATTTCTTATCTACGAGGTAAGTCTTATTAGAACTCATAATCAATGGGGGGAGGGGTAACTTTCCCGCCTTGATATCGTCATAGACTTGACATATTTGTTCTTTTGTCAATTTAATAGTGTGTCCTGTATTCATCTTAATGAGTTTTTTTAGGACATCGAGATCTACGTCGGGATCGCAAACCTCAATCATATATAGTAAACTGATAAAAAAAGTGTTATGTCGAATATCCAATAGTGTACAATTTTAACTTTTCTTCGTATTCCATATTGAAATCAAATACATTCGTATCTCTTACATTAATTTCTATGATTTCTATGGGTGTCGTATACGTCTCCCTATTTGTAAGAGCTGAACGAACGAGTGAATCTATGAATTGTTTGGGAGTATCTATATTTTCCTGGTACATTTTGTCCATGATAATTTTAATACACGTAACTTCGTGTGATTTTTTACCAAGAAATGGAACTAGAGGGTAATCTTCTTTTGTACCACCATCGATGTACGTTTTACCATCATGTGTCCCACACGCGAATATGAATGGTACAGCCATACTCATACACACAGCATCTATGACCTTCATGTTTGGGTGTGTATCACGGGAAAAATAAACAGTTTCCGCACTGTTTAGACAATAAGCTGATATGTATATTTTAGTCTCCAATTCTGCGAACGTTGGATCTCCGTTACATATATCCACCAACTTTTTACGAATTGGACCCATATCAACAAAACCAAATTTGTTAAAAAATGAGCCCAAGCGTATTTTAACAAAATTGGGGATATTTAATGAGAGTGATGTATCCAAAATTTCATCCATCGACATACCGACCGCCAAAAATAACGCTAAAATCGCACCCGCTGAAGATCCGGATATCTCCTTCACGTCCGCGAGTGAAGATTCACGAGCTTTTAGTGCTCCAATGAGTGAGAATATTCCCATAGATGCCGGACCAAGTACGAGATACTTCATCTTCTTACTTAGTAGAACTGAGGAAATTGGCGACGCAAAAGCGCGAAAACCACCGCGAAGACGATCGCGTGGGTCAATACCGCGGGGAGGCTGGTCTGACCGGAACGGAACACACCACCCGAGCCCGGGGGCAACGTGAGAAGGAGACCGGGGCTGAGGGCCAGGAAGAGTGCGGTAGTGACGAGCAGGTCGGTCTTAGTGAGCACGAGACCCATGGCCTTGGCGACGAGACTGAACACAAGGAAGAACACGAGTGCGTGGAAAAAAACAGCCATCTGGTTGGTTTTGCCGTTCGCGAACTTGACGTTTTTGCCGGCGGTGGTCACGAGAACACCGGGGCTGAGCGCGAGAAAAAGGGCAGCGGGGATAGCGACTTTCTGGGACGTGATATCGGGAAACATTTAATATAGATGTATATATTTTTTCATGAAACATGTAAAGTGATAGAATGTGGCACCTCGCATCATTTCCCCATGGAGATGATTGTTATGTATGATTCGCCTGACATTCTTCCATATATGGGACAGGTGTTCATCGTACCATTCTGTATCTTCGTCCCGTTCGTTAGAATGGTCATGCTCCACGTAGCAAAATTCGACAAAGTCACAGAATTCCCCTGAGTGTTCAATTTGGGCATCATACAAGAGTGTTCGCATAGTATTCCACATGTGCCATAGTTCGTCTGAGTATTCGACTTCCCAGTCTTCGATATTCGGAGGAGTGTGATCGTCATCGATCCCGTCATCATCGCTGACATCGGGATCAAATCCATTTGAGGCTTCATATACGTATTGGCTCCAAACCATGATGCTTTACTTATCTTCTTTCTCGGGTGTTTCTTTTATACCTGTTAATGAAATAGATGTAGATTCTTTGGTTTTAAGTCCATCTTTAATGGCATTTAGGGCTCCTTCGACCTTTGTTTCGTCTCCACCGAAAAATGTCATGAGTCCATCTTTTATAGCATCCTTGTTCATACCTGACTTCCTGACGGATTTACGGATGCTAATTTTACCTTTCCTGAGATTAATGGTATCGATACCCTGTTCGACCATATGCTTTTTTACGTTTTCCTTGAGACGTTTCTCTTCCTGACTAAGGATTTTGATGTCAGATTTCGCTTCAGCTAATTGTTTTGTGAGCTCTACCAGTTTAGATACATTCTCGGAGAGATCAGGTGCAACGGTTGTCATATTAATTACATACTAATTGGATCAAATCTTTAAGCGCAGAGACCACGCTGCATGAGATCGGGGACGATGGTGGAATTGTTCCACACGAAAGGTTCCTTGGGGTTAGGGGGATCCTTGCGAATCTGTTGGTTCGCATTGCGGAGGGCACCACCAACAGTCTCAGGAAAGCCGATCTGCTTGCGGGGCTCGAGGAAGTTCTGTCCCGCAAGGATGTCTTCTGGGGCAAACTGTCCAAAGTCCTCGGCTGACGCAACTTCGCGGGGGAGGAGAGACGACGCAAGACCGGTACCCTTGTTCATACCACCACAGATGGTATCAGACCGACCCGCGGAGGGGCCGGCTGATGGACCCGCGGAAGGACCCATACCGAAAGGTGCATATTGACGCTCGATGATGGTGTATCCTGACTTGTTGTTCATGGAAAAGAGGAGGAAGATCAAAGCAGCGACGGCGACCAACATGAGGAGGTTCTGTTTACGACCCTTCATTATCTTTTATATATGTATAACAATTTTTTTATTGGTCATCCTCGTCGACAAAGGCATATTCTTCTGGGTAAGTATCAATCACGGGATCATCATGAACCTTGACCTGGACAATATTCCATGTGGAACCGAAAGCCTTTTTGGCAAACCAAAGTCCAGCAAATTCGAGGATGACATCACATGTTTTACTGGGCTGGACACCCCCAAAATCGATGAGTTCCTGCTGTGCATTGAATACCTTGGTAACATCAAGGTGATCACCAGTCACCTGACCATCCTTTAGGCTGGGGGTGTATGCCCCCTTGATGACACCTTCTGAGAGTTGCTTACCGAACCAAGTATCACAATTTTCATGAGCCGCCTCGAGATTTTGGGTATCAAGATCCTCAATCTTCTTTGCGTTGGCATCAGTCATGATATCTATCACCACTTCTCCTGACACATCGACAATCTTGACATTGTTCAACTGGACAAAACACTTGCGCTTCTCATCATTGAGAGCCTTCACAAAGTAGAGACCATCATCACCTTTGGCGGGGGAGTTGTAGATCATTTTATATGTCTAATGCGTTTCATTTCTTTAACCCAACAAATGGTATCTCTGCAGCCTTGTTAAGTAATGTCTTGGGTACCCATTGATTTCTCCTGGGGTTATACCCGTAGAGTGTCTTGGAGATGTTCATATTCTTTGGGAGGGACTTGGCATTTTCTGGGCGCAATGGAAATTCATTTTTCACATATGCTGAGTTATTGACAGTCTTCCATTTGAGATTCTTCAGGTTAAAGCGTTGATTTCCTGAAGATTTCCTATATCCCTCTACGTTAGTATTTTTCACTACGGGTTTGAGACCATGTACGATCTGTTTGGATAGTTTATCACCGGAGGGTTGGGTCGTAAAGTTTTTGTACTTGTAGGGGTCAATTTTCGAAGCTTTGCTGATAGAAATATTGGTGGGTTTGTTGGCTATCTTCTTCTTTGTAATGATCTTGGGAGCTATTCTCTTGAAGACTTCCTCTATAGAATTAGAAGCCTTGATACGTTTATCAAATAGTTGTGACAGTTTAACAAGTCTCTGACGATCCGTTTCTTTCTTTTCTGGGCGAAGACGTAATTTATCCATCAAATAAATATCCTCGATGAGAAACTCTTTACTCGCGACAAAGAGTCGTTTATCGTTGATTAATTTACCTGTAATTACATCACGGTATGTAACACCTCTTTTTTTTGTAAGTGCCACTTCATACCCAAACTCTTTAGGGCGCATGAAAGGAATGTCGAGAATACCACCCATATTGAAATCCTCAATCTTCCCACTCTTTGGAGAGAAAATACGAATATTCAGGTCAAGTGCAAAAAGTTCCACATCGATGAAGATATCACCCTTACTTGACTTGTTGTTATTGGAAGTCTTCTTTTTCTTGATCAATGTGTATCTGCGTGTAACGTATGGGCCAGTCTGTTTGAACCCTATACCTAAAAACTTGAACAGTTTGGAATGTGTCTTTTGCATCAGCGTGATTCTCTTCTTAATGCGTAAATTGAGACGCTTAGCCAATTCTCCCATTTTATTCCATAACATGAGTTTTACTGCTTGAAGTTTTCCATAATATTTATCATTCATTGGAATCCTAGGTACAAACTTTGCATCGATATCACTCGTAATGATTCGATCCTTGAATTCTACATACAAGTTGAATGCCTCTCCACCACTCACGATGAGATCACCCGAGGAATTCAAGAACTGTGTGATTTCACCAATTGTGTCCAATATGATATCACGAATGGAATCAGTCACGAACACGTACATAATCTTTTCAAAATTTTTGTCAGTGTGGGTACTTTTGACTCGAGCCCGGAACTTACCAAAGTCTCTAGGTAAGTTTCGATCGTAGTACTTTTTCAATTTGGCATCCTTGAAAAATAAATTTTCATTCATGAATTTTTCAATTGCAACTTTTGAATAAATTTGGTCATCCATTATTATATCGTGATATAATAAAATGGTGTGCAACGTCATCGAGGAATGTCGATGCTATTCATACACAGGTGAAAAAGAACAGTTTTGTGGTGCGAGGAAAGGACCATATGTTCTACCATGCCCAACTGATTGCTGTGCGGGTGGTTGCCCTGACGATGGGTCTAGACAACCATTTAGGTTCATAGATAAACCTGATTTTGTCACATTGAACAACAGAAGATTTGTCTTTTTAATATGGCTATTTGTTACCACCGCGAGTATATACTACTTTAGGAACTTAAAGATTACATCGGTAAGAAAGATATAATGTCTCTTGAAACCATTCAAACCGAACTTGCTGCCCTCCGTACCGATGTTAAGAACTTGACGAAGATTATTCGCAAGATCAAGAGCACCCAGGAAGACCCCGATGGTGAGAAGGCTAAGGCTCGCGCTGCCAACAACGGCTTCAACCGCAAGCAAGATGTGACGCCTAAGTTGCGTGCGTTTCTCGAACTTCCCACCGAAGAACTCATCTCCCGCTCGGAAGTGACCAAGTTCATTAACAAGTACATCACCGAGAAGGGTCTTAAACACCCCGACAACGGTCGCCAAATCGTACTCGACGACAAGCTTCGCGACCTACTCGCACCCCCCGCCGACGTTGTGGTGACCTACCTTAATTTGCAGAAGTACCTCTCTCCTCACTATATCAAGAAGGAGGCTGAGAAGGCTTAAAAGATAAACACATAACATATATAACATAGTATGGTGACTTTCCTCACAAAGGAAAGAGCTGAACAACTTGTTGGTACAAAGATCAAAAACCTTGATTTGTACCAAAGAGCTTTTACGCATAAATCTGCTCTCAAAGAGTACGAACAATTTACAGAGTCTTTTGAAACACTCGAATTTATTGGTGACTCGGTCCTCGGGTTTGTCATCACTAAGTTTTTGTTTGATCGGTACGAAAGTCGCCAAGAAGGGTTCCTCACGAAAGCTCGTACAAAACTCGTTCGTGGTGAAACTCTCGCTAAGATTGCGAGTGTTCTTAAACTCAATGAACTCGTCATCATGGATGAAAAAGGAATGCGCAACAACTGGAATGAGAATCCCAAGATTTTAGAGGATGTCTTTGAAGCCCTGATTGGGGCTCTATACATGGATATCGGTCTTCTCCACGCTAAGGAATTCGTACTCAGAATTTTTCAAGACCCCGCATTTGTGGATATGAATTCTATCATGGTGGATGATAACTTCAAGGACAAATTAATGCGACACTGTCAGGTTCAAAATTGGCAACTTCCCGACTACAGGGTTGCTGCGCATCATGAAGGTCTCTTCTATATCGACATCTACATCAATAACGGCTTTGTTGCCAGGGGTGTGGCTAAGAGTAAGAAACAGGCGGAGCAAAATGCAGCCCAGACCTATTTTAGCGTTGCAGAAGAACTTAAAAACTACAACTTTAATTAATGTAAGATGCATCCCAATGTCAAAGCGTTGCTCGAAATTGAGTTCGCCGCCCAGAAGTCTGAAGAATGGCTTGCCCTCCGTGGTAAGATGCTCACCGCCTCAGATGCTGCCACGGCTCTAGGCGTAAATAAATACGAAACACCTGCCGAACTTCTCTTAAAAAAGTGCGGTCTCGGTGAAAAATTCATGGGCAATGCTGCCACGAGACATGGTGAGAAGTATGAAGATGAGGCTCGGATTCTATATGAAGAGAGACATGGGGAGGTTGTGCACGAGCTCGGGTTGTGCCCACATCCGATACATAAATGGCTTGGTGGGAGTCCGGATGGTGTTTCCGAATCTGGAAAATTGGTAGAGATTAAATGTCCCCCGATGCGACAAATTATACCCGGAGAAGTGCCAATCCATTACATGCCCCAGCTTCAGTTGTGTATGGAGATTTTAGACTTAGAAGAAGCAGATTTTATTCAATATAAACCAGCTGAGACCAATTGGCCTAAACCCGAAGAATTCGACGTCGTAAATGTTAAGCGAGACCCCGAATGGTGGAAAACCAACCTCCCGATTATGGATGCGTTTTGGAAGAAAGTCCTCTATTTTCGAGAGCATATCGACGAACTTCCACCACCTAAGTTGAAAAAGACTCGTAAGAAAAAAGAACCTGAACCAGTCATCTGTGAGGTAGAACTCATAGCTGACGAAGACTATTACCATGACGATTGAAGAACAATATAACCACGCAAAGGATAATCTCAACGGTCGTCTATTCGCACCATACCAAAGGGAAGGGGTCTTATTCCTCCTGACGATGGAGGCGCAAACCTCTGGACCCAAGGGAGGTTTCTTATGCGACGAAATGGGTCTGGGTAAGACCGTGCAACTTGTGGCAACCATGCTCGGAAACCCAAAACCCCGGACGCTCATCGTCGTTCCGAAGTCCATCATCACCCAGTGGGCAGAAGAGATCAACAGATTCGCGCCAAACTTGACGATCAACATCTTTGATGGTCCAGATAGGAGAATCAAAGAAGCCGACGTGACCCTCGCGCCATATACACTCCTCACAGTGAAAGGGGCAAAAGTTGATACGAAGACAGCTCTCCATATGGTACAGTGGGACAGGGTTATCCTCGACGAAGCCCATGAGATTCGGAACAACAAGTCCAAATTGTTCAAGAGTGTGTGTCGCCTCCAGACTGAAATCAAATGGATCGTGACTGGTACCCCAGTCTTTAATTCGATGGAGGATTTTGTGTCTTTGTGTACGTTCTTGGGTCTCTCCAAAGTGGTCGTTCAGGGTATGACCAACAAGATCAAAGATATCTACATTCTCAGGAGAACAAAGGATGATCTCGCACAAATTAGTGAGCGTTTGAGACTGCCACCATGTCATTTTGAGAATGTGGAGTTGGAGATGTACCCAGATGAGAAGCAGTTGTACGAGATTGTATTTCTCGAGGCACAGGAGACGATTCGGGACGCGTTTAGACATGCTCAAAGTATGAATGCGAAGAATATGGTCATCTTAGAGTGTCTTTTGAGAGCGCGTCAGGCGATGATTTGGCCCCAAATGTACCTCGATGGTATCGCGAAGCAGAGCAAGACGCAACCAGAACAGTGGGTGGGACGTTCGAAGAAGATGGAGACTCTTTTCGAGATGGTCAAGTCTCATCCTTCCGAAAAATCTCTCATTTTCTGTCAATTCAGGGGTGAGATGAACCATATCCAGAAGAATGTGGAAGGTCAAGTGTTTCGAATCGATGGTTCGGTCCCCAAGGAGGAGCGCGTCAAACAGATCGAGGGTTTCAAGAAGGCTGCACCAGGTGCGGTATTCATCATTCAGATTAAGAGTGGTGGTCAAGGTCTGAACCTCCAAGAGGCGACTCGTGTGTATATCACTGCACCTTCATGGAATCCTGCGACAGAACTCCAAGCCATCGGTAGGGCGCACCGAACGGGTCAGACCAAACCTGTCTATGTGAAAAAGCTCATCTACAGGGAGTGTCCGCGTTTTGTGAGTGTCGAGGAGGAGATTCTCGCTCTCCAGGGTCACAAATCGATCGTGTGTTCCAAAGTCCTCAATGATGAACGAATCGAAAAACAAATCCCAGTGAACAGGACGAGTGCTAAGATTTCTATTCTGGACATCAAGAAAATTTTCAAAGTGTAATATAAAAGATGATTGGTTCCCGCGCAGAAGTTTTCCACGGTAACGCCGATGCGACCTCCGGTGGTCTCGCCAAGAAGGATCTCACGATGAAAGATGGTCGTATCATTTCCAAGGCGGCGAGCAAGGCGGCTAAGAAGTCCCTCAAGAAGAACCCCAAGTTCCAGGCGTTCATTGATGTCGCGAAGGAGAAGGCTGTTAAGAAGGACAGCTTCTGCCTGGTCCCTAAGAAGGGAAGCAAGACGTACAAAAAAATAATCAAGGATAGTAAGTAAAGATGACTCTTGCGAAGTGGGGGGAGTCTGTGAAAGTAGCTAAGATTAAACTAGGTTTGGATCCAAAGAAGTTTACCAGAGTTCAGGGTAAATTGCTAAAGGAGGCACAGGCTATATATAGTATTTTACTTTTGAATAATTCTAAATCATAAATTGAAATCCCTTGAGATTCTGGGGCTCATAGACTACGAGCTGATGAAGTTTCCAAGTACACCCGAACTTTCTGTTCAAGAAATACACACTGTTGAGTTCAACAATAGCATGTCCCGAATTTCTTGCATAGAGACCATTAGTCACTTCATCATTCTTTGGATTTTTATCCCCATCAAAAACATTTGACTTGATCCGATCTTCCATGGTTGTATCAACTTTAATACGAAACTTTGGCTCACGACCAGGGGATTCCTTAACGTTTGAATTGAACATTGGGAGTAACTCTTCTTTGGTCATCGTAGATCCGAAAATAACTTCACTCTGTTCAACAACTGTGTCGATGATTTTGTCCTCCAGTTTTCGTAAAGATGTATAAAACATGTTTATGTAACTTTCTTCTTCGTCATGACCTTTTACAGCAAAGTCAATATTGTACTTGGTCGGTCCAACTTCGGGTGTGAAACCGGAGACACCAAAAGGCATATACATACGAGGAAGTTGCACACGGAGGGGTGTTCCCTGCTTCGTACAAATGATAATTTTTCGATTTTTATATTCATTGATTTGGAGGTTTTCGAGTGCTTTGTCCATGTTTTCTTCTGTTTATTGTACTCATCTAAACTTTAAGCTGAACACGCGACACAATCAGGTTCTAGACTAAATTGAATTGGACGAGCCTTAGCCTTTGATCTGAGGTAGTACATACCAGTCTTGAGACCCGCTTTCCATGCATACATGTGCATCGATGAGAGCTTGGACATTGTGGGACTTTCTATGAAAAGGTTCATAGATTGAGACTGATCGATGAAACGACCCCGATCCGCGGCCATATCGATGATACACTTCTGACTAATTTCCCACACAGTCTTGTACAATTTCTTAATATCATCTGGGATATCGACAATATTTTGAATAGAACCCCCAGCCTTCACCATAAGATCTTTCATTTCCTTTGACCATAGACCAGCCCTCTTGAGATCATCAACGAGATGCTTATTGACTACAACAAATTCACCAGCAAGTGTGCGTCTCAGATAGATGTTGGTCGTGTAGGGTTCGAAGCATTCATTGTTACCCAAGATTTGAGCCGTAGAAGCTGTGGGCATGGGTGCCATGAGGAGACTGTTCCTAAGTCCTTTCGTCTTCACACGCTCACGCATCGTGTCCCAATCGTACCGACCACTAAACTTGGTTTCACCTTCCCACATATCGGGTTGGAGGATACCTTGTGACGCAGGAGAACCTTCAAAACTTTCATAGGATCCATCAACTTCAGCCAATTCAGAACTCGCTTCGAGGGCTGCGTGATACATGGTCTCAAAGATGTGTGCATTCATGAGGCGAGACTCTTCACAATCGAAGGGAAGACCACAGAGAATAAATACATCAGCTAGACCTTGGACACCTAGACCGATGGGGCGGTGTTTTATGTTGGAACGTCTCGCAGTCTCCACTGGGTAAAAGTTACGATCGATGACCCGATTGAGATTCTTCGTGACAGTCTTAGTGACCTCATGAAGCTTCCCATAATCGAACGTCTTCGCCTCTTTGTTGACATACTTGGGGAGTGCGATTGAGGCCAGGTTGCAGACGGAAGTCTCATCCTTGTTCGTGTACTCAATAATCTCAGTACATAAATTGGAACTCTTAATCACACCCAAATTCTTCTGATTACTCTTCGCGTTACACGCATCCTTGTAGAGCATGTATGGAGTTCCAGTCTCCGTCTGGGATCGCAGAATCGCCTTCCATACTTCAGCGGCTGGGACGGTCGAATGGGCGAGTCCTTCTTCCTCGTACTTGGTGTATAGCGCATCAAACTCTTTTCCATATACATCAGATAGACCCCTCGCCGTATCTGGACAGAAGAGTGACCAGTTGCCCCCCTCTTCGACCCGTTTCATAAACAGATCAGGAATCCACATGGCAGAGAAAAGGTCGCGACAGCGCGCTTCCTCGTCACCCTGATTGAGGCGAAGTTCGAGGAAGTCCATGATGTCAGCGTGCCATGGTTCCACATACACCGCGATTGAACCCTTGCGGCGACCAGCCTGATTCACGTAACGCGCTGTGGCGTTGAAAACTCGAAGCATCGGAATGATACCATCCGATTGACCATTGGTTCCCCGAATACGTGACTTGTTCGCTCTGATATCGTGGATGTGCATACCGATACCACCCGCCCACTTACTAATTTGGGCACATTCAGTGAGGGTTCCGTAAATACCATCGATGGAGTCTTCCTTGTTGGCGATGAGGAAGCAGGATGACATTTGGGGTCGAGGCGTTCCCGCGTTGAAAAGGGTTGGTGTGGCATGGATGAAGAGACCTTGGGACATCTTATCATACGTCTCGAGTACAGATGGAATATCCTTCCCGTGAATACCGATAGCGACACGCATAAACATGTATTGAGGTGTCTCAATCAACTTTCCATCAACGCGTTGAAGATAACCCTTCTCAAGGGTCTTGAGACCGAAATACCCAAAGTCAAAGTCCCTATCACTTTTGATTTCATCCTTCACCTGCTGAGAAACTTCGACAACCTCGTCTGTGACAACATTAGCTTTCTGAAGCTTCTTCATTGCGAGATGGAAATTATTAGGACACACCTTATGGATGTTACTTGCGACAATACGAGTGGCGAGAACCTCATAATCTGGTTCGGAAGTGATCATACCAACACAAATTTCAGCAGAGAGAGTATCAATTTCTTGAGTGGTAATATTATCATACATAGAAGAGAATACCTGTTGCGCAACTTTAGAAGAGTCGCATTTTTCAGAGAGTCCATACGTTAAATTCTTGATCCTATTGGTGACGTTGTCAAATTTTATATCCTCAATACGACCTGAGCGTTTAATGACCCTCATATATCTAAAGTTCTAATTTTATTTTTAACTTACTTCTTGCACTCGAGATCAGCGCTCCTCACGGACACGGTTCCAAAAGTCTCAAACTTCCGGTTGGGTTGGAGAAGATAGGTGTTCACGAAGAATGGACCCATCTCACCAGCTTTGGCCACTGGGGGGTAAGAACCAACGAAGCAGGTTGGGGGTTGGCAAGGAATTTCCTCGTACGTTGGGGTTTTGTCGGCATACACTTCATTAAAGTCAGCGAAGTTCACCATTTATTATTTACACACAATTTTTTTCGGCGAGTATATTAAATGTGTGATAACCTCCACCTTGATTCCATTCAACAGTGTGAGACCCCATTGAACACTCTTTTCTTTTCTGATTTCAATAAAAATCTTCTCCAGCGTGGCATCCGTCAGACGTTCAAGAATAATACGGGTATTGCCATTGATTACCAAAACCCAGATGACCTGTACGGTATCATGCGAATGGTCTTTATCAGCAACTCGGGTGATCACTACAACCGAGTCAATGAACAGGTCAAGGATATGAATACTCGTGTCATTTCTAGTGCCCTGTCACAAATCCAAACTGGTGTGTCGCAATATATCGCTTATACAAGTGACATCGAGACTATTAGTGTTCCCCTGGATCAACCAGTTAATACCAGTACCTATGGAAAGAAGATTGACTTCAATAACAAGATCGGTATCAATTAAAGATTGTACACCAGAGAATAATAAGTCATGAGTCTAAACTATTACAAAACGGAAACTGAGAAAGTTTGTAGATCAAAGGGGTGGGATCGTGCCCCATTGGATACGGTATGGCTCTTACTCTCAGAAGAAGTTGGTGAGCTTGCATCTGCGATCAGACAGTATAAGAAAACATTCAAGAAACAAAACCTAAAAAAGGAGCGAGGCACCGATGTCATGATGGAAATGGGTGATGTATTTAGCTACCTTTTTCAATTAGCCCACATGTTGAATATTGATTTAGATAAAATGTGGGAAGAACATCGGTATAAAATGAAAGACAAAAATTATAATCTGAAGTAGTAATAACAGCGATGAGTAAATTTATGCTCAACGACGAGGATGCCATTAACAATGTGAACCCATTTGTCACACATGATTTCTCCCTTCCAGGGGGTGTGCGACAGACTGGCGATTTTGGTGATTTTGTTGAGGTGAAGAAGCCTAATGGATTACCAGTTGCTGGGAAAAGTGTCTTCTGTAGCACAGGTCTTTGTGCTAATGAAACTAAACCTTGTCTCATTAAGAAAAAGGTGCGTCCTCAACGTAACATTGATTATGGCTTTACACGAGATCGACCCCGAAAGGATGTTGTTGTAGGTGTATCGAACAAGAGTATTCCATACTTTTGGGTATTTTTAGCCCTACTTTTTATTGTTCTAACTCTATTATACGTAAGACGTTGAAGAAGTATTCAAGTCTCGACTTTTTCGTACATTCCTGAATAGCGTGGGGAATATACTTCTTACACAACTTCTTGATAAACTCCATCTGCCAAGCACTCTCCATATTTACACGGGGTGGTTGGAATGTTGGATCAATGATCTTTGTAGCGTGTGCAATTCGTACATACACCTTACTAGACTGTTCATAAACCATAATATTTTCGAGTACAAGTTCTACCATTCTCTGTCTAACCTCAATCGTTTTTTTCACCATTGAATCGAGAAACTTTTCATAAGGAATCGAATGCTTCTCAGATTGGATGTGTATCCAATCAGCCAGTGGTTCTGTGTTGATATAATCCGTGAAGGTGTCGTACCCCTTTCCTTTCATATATCGATCATATACGATTTCGATGTATGAAAGGTCAGACTCAACATCGAGTACATGTTTGGCAGAACGGATAAAGGAAGTCATCTAGATTTATGGCGAATGTTTTCTTTAAACACCTAAGTAGATCAGTCGTAGTTGTAAAAGTATGCTACAAAAATGTACTCTTCAATCGCCAACAACAGCTTTTCGTATCTATTGACCCTTGAAGATATTCGTAAAGCTTTACCAGATGAGACCCGACCTTCATGGATAAAGATTACAACAATCACTATGGTCTCGAGCTTTATGCAAGAGATTGACATAAAGCGACTTCGGAGCACTTTCGAGAGGATCGGTTCCTACAAGATGCGACGCGAGGGAACGAACACCGATGGTTTTGAATGGACGTTGAAACCCACTACATTTTACAACCAGGTGACACTCACCTACCATGACACGTACAGTACCAAGTCTGTCAAAGTGTTCCCCAATGGAAGTATTCAAGTTGCGGGGTGTTGTGACCTCTTTGACTGTAAGCGTATCATTACCCAACTCATCCAGATCTTCAAGACTTTTTTGGATATGGAAAGTAGTATTTCCAGTGATTCCTTCCGAGTTGTCATGATCAACTCTAACTTCAGTCTCAACTACAACGTCAATCTCATGAAGGTGGCTGACTGGTTCGAAGAGTACAATGACATCTTCAAAGTTTCTTTCGAACCAGATAGATACTCAGCGGTGAAAATCAAATTTAAACCATCCCACGAGATGAAGGAAATCACATGCAGTATCTTCAGTACTGGGAAGATCATCATCACTGGTGCAGAAACCCTTAAGGAGATTGCATTTGCATACAACATCATCAACCAACACATCAATGAAAATGACGACATTAGAGTGTCTCGCACCGAGGAGACTGACGTCTTTGACATTTTCTTGGGATATAAATGTGACCCTTTTATCAAAAAGCTCAGAGAGAAGGGGTTTGAATCTTGGATGAAGACGATTACTAATAGGCGAATTAATTTCTAATGGTATTGTAATAAAAATGTCTCAGCGACTTGGTATGGCCGACGGTCGGTGCTTCACCATTAACTCTTCAGCCCAGCTCTTTAACAATTACGTCATGAAGCAGAACAACATTTCCTTCGAGGACAACTATTCGTACCGCCAACTCCTCCAAAAACAAGGTCCCCAACTCATGTCGCAGGTACAGGAGCAACAGGGTAAGGCGAACTGCAACAACTGCAACGTACCCCTCCTCAAGATGCCCGATGTGTACTAACTGAGAGAAATCACCAAAAAAACTTTAAATCCTTCCTATAGAATGTCGACGTGTTCCATATGTCTCGGTGAAGTCCGATCGACGAGGACAAATCCTCCGATCCGTTGTGGACATATATTTCATTCCCACTGTATACAGAGGTGGAAAGACCAAGGTAAGAATACATGCCCAACTTGCAGGAAAGTATTTGATGCTTCTCAATTTAAGATTGTAGTCACGATTCAAAACAATTACACAGCAGAGGCAAACTCTGTGTCCTTGAATGAGGAATCTATTTTTAATGTGATGGATATTTTCGACATCAACTTTGACGTTGAAAATCAACCTGACCTAGACAGTATTCTTGCCGACCTTGGGGTGAGTCTTGCCGACTTTGATCCCAGTGTTCTTCACGCAGAATGAACTACAGTACCTCTCATAGTTTAGACCTGGATAGTTCCTAGAAGCCTTGCGAGGATCCGTGATAACCTTTCCATTCGCATCAGTCAGAAGTGGTCCAGTAGCCCACCCACGCTTGTGACTGAATACGTTCGCCTTGAATACGATACGCTTACCAACTCCAAATGAACCACCCCTCTTTATCCGCGACTCTGGAACCTTAAAGAACTTTGCCACAGACACCACCGTGTCACCAGTCTTGATTTTATACTCAACTACACTGTGTTGCTTGTAAAAGTGGAAATCACCCTGGCGAATATAGTTTGTGGGTCTCCCAGGAGAGACAAACATCATAACTTTATAGTAACCCTTTTTACATTTTTCGTTAGGCTTGACTCTGTACACCTTTTTAGGGTTGTCAGAAACAACGCGATTGGGAAGACCCGTACAATGTGTATAGTTGTGACTCCCGTTAGAAAGTCCAGAACGATCACCAGGAATGGACTTTTGCCACCTGTATGCCTCGTAGTCACCCACCGCATAGGCGTAACAATTATTGTTCCCAATACCAGTCGTTGTCCCCCAACGCCTGTTTGTGAACTTACTTTCGGACCCACTCACAGGGGGGAGTCCTTTCATTTATAGTTTGATTAGAAAAAAATATCCGTATGTAATAAATGATTCAGGAAGTTACCAAGGCTCAAAGCAAGTCTGACGCAGTCACCGAGTTTCTCATCTTTGTGCTCACTGTGCTCATCAGCACGTTCCTCCTCCGTCTCGTGTGGAACAGGTCTCTCGTGAAGCACATCACTATTCTCAAGCCACTCAACACCTTGCTTGATGCTTTCATTCTCGCACTTTCCCTCCAGGTTATGCGTGGCATTTAAACCTCCTTGTACCCAACCGTCTTCTCACCAGTAGGGCTCACGAGTGTGGGATACGCATCCATACCATCACAACCCTCTTTGTCACAATCGACAAATGTGTGAGGCTTTCCACTCTTCTTCATATGTTCTAACTGCTTACGAGTCCAACCGCAACCCATGGTCCCGTAAACAGTCCAATCCTTACCCGTCTTTCCAGTCTTCATGGCCTGCCCAGTCTTCATGGCCTGCCCAGTCTTCACGAGAATGAGTATGTTGATCAATGTGAGAATAATGAACGCGAGCATTGTTTTATTATAGGTTAATATTAAAAATGTCTTCAACTGTATTCACGGTTGGAAACAAGAATGTCACGCTCAAATACATCAGGAAAATGCCCCGTGGTGAAGTTGAACGGATGAAATCATTCGTCACTAAGAATGGCGAGAAACTCGTCAAGACTCCAAAGTTTAAGATACTCTCTGAAGTTGATGAGGGTACGAAGAGGGTTTTTAAGGTCGTGCTCTAACGATACCAGGGCGCTTTTTGGGTTTCCCCTTCCCCGCCTTGAGAATGGCGATAGCCCGTGCTTTAGCAGCATCTTTGTTTTCAGGTGTTTTTGGTTTAGGAACCATAATTTTAATGTCAGGTTTTCGGGGTTTGGGGACTGGAATCACGACTGGTGCACTCTTTTCACCCGTAAAGAAAGGTTTAGAGAGAACCCCCTCGAAGCTCAAATTCACCGTCTTGTTACCCCTCAACCTATAGTTCTTTACAACATTTGAATTATTTACAAGATACTTGTCTGGTAAAAGAGACTGCACAAATGTTTTCACTATACGTTCCACCGTGGTCCGTGGTTGTCGAACCATGGCGTGTATGGAATTTAAGAATGCGTGTAAATCGTAGTGTTTGTCAGATTTCCGGGAGATACCAATGTTCTTGTATTGATTGGTATTGATGAGGGGGTTCTTAATTCTTGGGAATACAGCAAACCCAAAATCAATTATGACAGCTTCAAAACCTGCATTCGAAATTGTGAATGTCTTGTTACTCAACTTGATTTTCATATCCTTTGTGGGCACTGGACGCACCAAAATGTTTCCAATGTGGATATCGTGATGACGGAACCCTGGATACTTCTGTTGAATACGGTAGAGGTTATAGATTACCTGTGTCATGACTGATTTGATCGCACTGAGTGTAGGTTTGTTCCACATCCACTCACCCAACTCTTTACCATTCACGTACTCGGAGTAGAGAATATCCTTACCATCACACGATTTGTAGAGGTACATCTTGGGAACCCCAAAACCTTCCAACTTTTTCGCGATGGTAAATTCCATCTTTAGATTCATTTCATCGAAGATATTTTTGAAAATTTTTAACGGTACATTATTCGTCTTTTCACTCAGTGAAGGTAGTCTGACTTCTTTATAGACGATGTACTTTTCACACCCCTCATCTACACACCCACGATACACTTTACCGTACTTACCTTCACCAATTTTTACAGCTCCCTTGGTCATTGAACCATTATTCCTTTTCAACCAGAGGTGTGACGCAGGAGCACACGCCTTCTTTCCCCTGAGCAACTTTTTCAACTCAGTGTTCATTATTATATTCGTAAGAAGATTAATTAATCTTACCAATATGGAATTTTTAAAGTGTATGAAATTTGAAATTTATTCGTCAACTTCTTCCACCTCTTCTTCTACCTCCTCCTCAATCTCATCCTCAGGGAGATCGAGACCTTGGAAGGCGAATGAAGGAAGTTTGACAGACTGTTCGAGGAGCGTCTGTTGAAGGCGAATGGTGACACCAAACTTGTTATCGATGAACCAAATCTGATTGAGATCAACAATGGCCATACACTTCTGCCCCTTTTCGATCGTGTCCAGGGTGACAGGTTGCTTCTGCATCGAGTACGCTTCGGGTACAAAAGTCCCATCGGGTTTGATGAGAACCTTGAGTTTGATAGTGGATGGGTATTGCTCCTTACCAGGACGAATCATGGGCTTGTAGAGGGCCTCCTTGAGAACAGCTACATTGAACTCCTTCCCAAGCCACTCTTTAGAATTGGCAGCGACAGTATTCACGATAATGTCATCAAGCTCCTTGAGTTTATCATGGAGTTCAACTGCCTCGGTGTTATCGGGGTCAAATGAGAGGTCGAGGGAGTAGGACGTGCGTCCAGTACCTTCATCGGTGAAGGCGCTCAGACCATATGGTGATCGCATGAAAGGGAACTGAATGTAGAGTTTCTTGTTGTCGCCAGCGTTGAGATAGACGGCCTTGCCGCCATTCTTATTTTTACGAAGTTTCGAAAATTGCACAGATTTGGCAGAGAAATCGGATGAGCGTTGGATAGTGAGCGACATTGTTGGTTGGTTATATCTATAGTATGTCGCTCGACTTTAAGTAAGTTTTTTTCTTGACATATATCAAAAGTTAATATGGGTCTGTTTAAAGATTGTGGTTGTGGCTGTAACGGTAAGAAGCAGGAGGACAAGTTTGTCATCTCCCTCATCTCTGGTTTGACATTTTTCATTGTGGCAAACCCAGAGACATTCCGTCTCGTCAGGCGAGTCTTAGGTCCCAGGATCGCCACCCCCACAGGATGCCCCTCTACGATGGGTCTCCTCGTGCACACCCTTGTGTTCATCCTCATTGTTTGGGGTATGATGAACATCAAGAAGGAAAGGAAAGCTAAGCAGGGGTGTGGTTGTGGTGAGAAGAAAGTGTTGAAGAGAGGTGAGAAGGTTGTTGTTGAACCCCCCGTCCCTATGGTTGATGCTCCTGACCCCAAGCCCGGATTTGCGGAGGATCAGATTGAGTTGGTTGATAGTGGTCGTAACTTCAGTCCCATGTCTGTCGAATCTGACGGCATTCTTTTCGGTTAATTGTATTCTACAAACAGTTATTGTCAATTGGTTGTAAAATGTTCAAAACTCCTCATCGAAACCAATCTCATCGGTATTATCATCCATCTTCCCATAGTCACCCACCCTCTTTTCGAAAAAGTTTGTCTTGCCATCGAGACTGATATTCTCCATGAAATCAAATGGATTTTTGGAGTTCCAAATTGGGGGCTGGCCAATCTGTTTGAGAAGACGATCAGAAACGTATTCAATGTACTCCGACATCTTTTCGGAATTCATACCAATCAAGTTACATGGGAGTGCATCGAGGATGAAATTCTTTTCAATTTCAACTGCTTCATTCACGATAGAATGGATGACTTCGGTTGATGGTTTGTTACGGAGTTGTTTGAAGAGTTCAACTGCAAACTCCTGATGAAGCCCTTCATCCCGAGATATGAGTTCATTACTAAAACAGAGACCAGGCATGAGTCCTCTTTTCTTTAGCCAATAGATGGCGCAAAAACTCCCAGAAAAGAAGATACCCTCTACACATGCGAATGCGAAGAGACGCTCAGCAAAAGATTTGGTCTTAGTGTCAAACCACTTGAGAGCCCAATTCGCCTTTCGCTCAATGCAGGGGACAGTTTGGATAGCCTCGAAGAGTTGTTTCTTCTCAGTACCATCCTTAATGTATTTATCAATTAATTTAGAGTAGGTCTCACCATGAACCATTTCATTGTGAGACTGGTACGCATAAAATGAGCGAGCTTCTGAGATTTGCACCTCGTCAGCAAAGTTGTTATTGATATTTTCAAAAACAATTCCATCAGATCCAGCGAAGAATGCTAGGATATATTTTATGAATTTCTGTTCGTTATCATTGAGAGTTTTCCAGTCGTCCAGGTCCTTAGAGAGATCTACCTCCTCAGCTGTCCAATTAGACATTTGAGCCTTCTTATAGAGTTCCCAAAGCTTGGGATACTTCAGGGGGAATACGGTAAATCGGTTTAGAGTGGGAGCGAGAATTGGTTCGTATTCATCTTCCATATAGTCTTGAAATTCAAAGTATGTTCCAATGCGACGTTCGTTAATAAATATTTGAGGGTAGGATGTCACTGAGCCACCACACAACTCTTTGAGTTTCTCCTTATCCACCATAATCTTCTCATGATCGAGACCCTCCGATTCACATAGAGTCTTTGCGTGGTCACAATATTCACATCCCTCTTTCGAATATATAATAACTTTCATCTGTGATATTATCCCTTATATTTTTTTGGTTGAAAACTCTAAGCATGATTGTGCCCTCTAAAATAATTCAGGATGACATTGTAAAAGTTTTAGTAAACGAAGACGGTGTTGAAGACGAAATGTACGGGATTGTTGGGATGAACACTGGAAGAACGCTCGGCCTGAGATATCTCAATCCCACCGAACTTGTTTACAAGTCTGCATGTGTCTATCAATTAGACAAAGGAGAATTATCTCCCGCACCTTACGAAAGTGTTACAGAACACCACCTAAGTGGAACAACTTTCAAGGATCTCGAGATGAAAGATTTGGGTGACGACATGTTTGCTTACTACACCGAAATCGATATCGAGGATAGTGACAGTGATATTTATGATGAAGGTCAAGATGACGACTCTGATTTAGAGGGTTTTGTTGTATCTGATAGTGAAATAGTGGGTCAAGATATTCCTTTACCACCCGGTCATGAAGCGATTGATAAAGAATGGGACAAGTGGCAACCATCCACTTCGGGTGGAAAGAGTTTCAAGGAATCCATTGATGCAATTGAAACAAGAATTAGACGCCTAAGTCAGTAATGCGTTTTATGAAAATCTAAAAAAAAAGTACCAACATCAAAAACAATGCTGGCAGCTATATGGTCTCAAGTAGACACCCTAATACCCCAAAAAAATGAAGAAAAGCCAGTGAATATGAATATTTGTCGTGAATGTTCGGGAATTAAACTTATTACCAGGGAAGGATTGCCCACATGTTCAGAATGTGGGCTCGTGGATTCATATTTTGTGGATGATACAGCGGAATGGACAAGTGGAGTTACTGACGATGGTAAAGTGAATGATCCATCCAGGTGTGGGAATCCAAATGCGAATCCAGAATTATTCTCACAAAATTGGGGTAAAGGGACGATCATATCCACACAACGTGGATCGACGTATGAAAATAAACGTATGGCGAAAATCAATTTCCATATGTCCATGAATCACAAAGATCGGTCACTTTTCCATGCATACAAAGATATCGATGAGGCGTGTCACACCTTACCAGAGGTGGTTCTCAAAGATGCAAAGATGTTTTATAGGAAATTCAATGATGGAAAGCTCACCCGTGGTGCGGTGCGTTTGGGGATCAAGGCAAATTGTGTGCTCTATGCATGCAGGCTTGCCCAACATCCTAGGACAACGAAGGAGATTGCGGATATGTTTGGAATTCAGTCCAAGGATATTAGTCGTACAACACAAATGTTTAAAGATACTATTATGGGTGCTACTAAAAAGAATTATGTCACGAAGGCATTTGATGTCATGCAAAGACTTTTGAATTCATTCGAAGTGACCCGAGAACAGCGTCTAAAATGTATAAAATTATGTAATACTACCGAAAACTGTGTAGATTTGATGAGCAAGACACCGAATAGTGTAGCATCTGCGATCATCTACATGGTACTAAGTCCAAGTGTAACAAAATGTGAGATGTGTGAGAAGTGTTCAGTGTCTGTACCGACACTGAATAAAATAGAAGTGATCATCAAAAAGCACTTAGAGTTTAAAGATGAGTCATAATATATGACGAAGCTTTTTCTATCAACACCGTGCTATGGTGGTCTATGTTTAGAGAAGTATATGAGTAGTATCATTAAGCTTCAACTCCTTTTAATAAAAGAAGGTATTCAAATGTATCTAGATACGACTGAGAATGAATCTCTTGTCCATCGTGCCCGTAATGTTTCTGTAGGTCGCTTCATGCAAAAGACGGACTGTGATCTTTTCATGTTTATCGACGCAGATGTCCATTTTGATCCCGCAGCAGTTGTGCGTCTAGTAAAATCTGGGCATGATATATCTGTCGCATGCTACCCCAAGAAGGTTGTGATGTGGGATCAAGCTATGGAGGCTGTCAAAAGGGGTGACGAAAGGGATATGGCCATGTTATCCTCAAGTCTCGTGATTAACTTTGGTGCCGAAAAACGTTCAATTGAAAATGGTTTCATCGAGATTCTTGACGGACCCACAGGGTTCATGGTTATTAAGCGTTCTGTATTTAAAACACTTGAGGAAAAGTTCCCAGATTTGTGGTGTAAGAATGATCACCAGAACCGAGATTTTGATGATTACCACGCAGCCTTTGACTGTATGATTGACCCTGTAAATCGTCGTTATCTTTCAGAGGATTACGCGTTTTGTCGTCGTTGGCAACAATCTGGTGGTAAAATCTATGCCGATGTAAATACGACATTAGGTCATGTTGGGAATTTACCATTCACTGGTTGCCTGAATGACAGGCTTAAGGCTTAGGATCGTATGAAAACCATGAATTTGGCCACTATTATCGTCACTCGTTCCAAATCCTGTCATGTGAAAACTCTACATGCAATTCTTCGACTTAATATGAGATGTCTTCGGAAGAGTATTAACAATCAGATTGCCTATGTGAATGATAACCCTTTTGATAAGGTTGATATGATTCAAAAATGTATGAAATCACATGATCGAATCATTTTTATTGATTTTGGTATTGGCATCGACGATGAAACCTTAGACCAATGTTTCGAGAAACATGAGACAGTTGGTTGCCTCGTTTTCCCAGGAGTGAGGGAAGGTATCGATTGGAAACTTTTCAAGGGTAAGGTTACTGGAGGATCTGATGAGCCAGTAACGCAAATGGGTCTCCATTTCGATACAGAAGTTACAAAGAAGATTTCTGAAAATATTTATAATGTGAATTATACACACGCTAAAGCGTGGATGATGAATACTAAGAATGTTATCAAATGTATCAAGGATAAAAAGACTGGAAATTGGAAAATTTATCCCAAAATGTTTGAAAAATTTAAAGAACAAAGTGTGCGAATATACGCATTTACGGCAGCTAAGTTGACGATGACATATACTCATGAATGTATCAGTAATATCCTAAACGCGGCTGGTGTGAAAACTAATTAAAGTTTTCCCCATAAACTAAAATATGTCCATCCCGCTTCACAAATATGTTATAGACTTCATCCATTCACGGTGGGGAAGTAAAGATTATTTCCCCGGACCGCAACCTATCTCAATCGAACGCAAACACTTTCCCATCCTAAAAGGTGGTGACTATATGGTTTGTGAAAAGACGGATGGTGAGCGGCACATGATGATTGCTCTCATGTATGAAGGGAAAAAGAAATGTCTATTTGTAAATCGTGCTTTTAATATGTTTGAGGTTTCCATTAACCTAAAGAAAAACGCCTACGAGGGAACAATTCTAGATGGAGAACTCTACGGTGATACTCTCATGGTGTATGATGCGGTACTTGTCGCTGGACAATCTGTGTGGAACAAGACTCTCACTGATCGTCTCGAGGCTTCTCGTGGTCTCATGAAGTCGATTATTTATATGAAGTCTGATCAATTTCGACTCAAGTGTAAAACCTTTCACCATATGAGGGATTTTAATGTGTTTATGGATGAGTATCTCCCCACAGTTCAAGAAAAGATTGATGGTCTTGTTTTCACACCTATTAATGAACCTATCAGAATTGGGACACATGAAACGATGTTCAAATGGAAACCACAAGAGAAGAATACTGTCGACTTTCTCATGAAGAGAGAACCTTCACGAGAAACCCCTGGATTTAAAGCTGGAACACCAGCTTGGAGGTTGTATGTACAAGAAAAAGGGAAACTATTTTTTGAAAGTGAAATTCCATTCAATAGGATCGACGATGAACCTTGGTTCGAAGATGGCGCGATTGTAGAATGTAAGTACGTAACATGGGAAGAACCTATGTGGTGGAAACCCCTAAAGAGGAGGACAGATAAGACACATCCCAATAATCGCCGCACATTTTATAGAACAATCGTGAATATCAAGGAGAATGTTCAGATGAAGGAGTTTTTAGATTGTAGACCATGAAGTAATGACCGGCTTCGATTGGAAGTTCGTGTTCTTGAACACTTTCATCATTTAATAAAAACCATTTATTCCTACGCTTCACAAAACTCATATAGTGCCCATCATTCTGATTTCCTACATGGACGGCACTAGCAATCAAATTATACTCAGCACCCCCAATATGAATAGTTTCAATTATTTTGATGTGACTTTTCCTATCGAATGAGATCATAAGAATTTGTGAAAGTTTTGAAAAGATCATGCGAGTCGTAGCGACATTGTGTACTTTCCCATCTATGTCCTCAAAGTTTTCTAATACACTCCAATCTGTACTCTTGGGCAACATCTCACTCATATCATTTCCATCAGAGGTTATCAAATGAATACTGAAATCTTCTTCATTCGATGACTTCCCACCCGGCCAAATCGTTTCCTGTGTCTTCTTGCCATAGAACCATTGTTTCACCACTGGTTCAGCTCTCTCAAGGATATCAATGATACACATAACAGCTTCTTGAACATCATGTTGTTCATCTTCCCTGAAACGAGGAAACTCCTTTTGGAAAGCTGTGAGGAGTGGCTTAACATCCACCGTTTCTTGACCCCGTGTCCAATAAATTCTAATAAATTCCGAGTATGCTCTGGTAAATGTGCATTCACCTTCATATGGATTTCGTATGAAATGATTGGACATCACTGGGATGTGCAAAAGGCAATGAAGTGCCGTGTTGAAATAACACGTATTCCCAAGGTTTCCAAAACCTTTCATTATATTTTATGTGTAAAAAAGGCTTAAGAGAAAGACGCGAATGTAAAAAGATAAGAAAAAATGGATCTCGTTGATAAAGTACTCCCCATTTTTGAAGCCCATAAGGGTGAAGGTGACATCGAAGTTGAGATCCGTTTCGGTAAACACAACGGATCACTCTTTGATACAAATGTCGGTAAAGATACATGGAAACGGGTACTCAATGGACTAAAGAAGTTTGATGGCTGGGAAGAGACTAAAAGTAGCACGTCTGAAGTATATTACAGTGACGCCAACAATGTTCGGATCACGTGTGATGAGGCGACTGGGGAACAGATCATGATTCAAAAGATTAGTGTCACCAAAGATGATTTCAAACGTGATCCTCTCGATGTACGTTTCTGCGTCGCTCGCGAAATCCCTACCTCGGGGGAGTACGAGATGGATCGTAAGCGTACCAAAACTCGTCACTCGTTCATACGTAAGAACCTCAGTATCGACATGACCATCTCATCGGGAGACAATGCTGATATGGACTCAGAAGAGGAGGCGAGTTACCAAATCGAATTGGAAATCGTGAAGCCCTCCGATGTGGATTCCATCTACAAGTTTCAAAACATTCTTCAGAAGATTGATGACCTCATGAAACTAATTTCTAAGTAAATAACAAATGAAACGACACACGACGCAGCGTATGTTTATTCTTGTAGTGATCATGATGGTCGTATTTGTATTCACGATGAGGAGACGGGAATCGTATAACCCCTGGTTTCCGTGGAACTGGTTCAAGAAGCCCGAGCCTCCTCGTACCATGCCCGGACCCGAACCTCCCAGACCCATGCCCGGACCCAAATCTGGACCCGAACCGAGCCCGTACCCACTCCGACGGAAGATGCCCGAGCCTGGACCCAGAGAGCCTCCCCGTCCCATGCCCAAACCCGAAG